TGTTTTAAACTCTCTATTGTTTGTTCCAATCTTAAAATGTGGGTGGTTAATTCTTCAACCTTTCTTGATAGGTCATCAATTATTATTTGATATACCTTTAAAGATTTTTCCATATTCTCAAGTCGTCCACCCTCAATTTCATTTTTTGATTTACGGAAACCAGCAACATAACCAATGATGGTTGTTGCAATTGCCCCGATAATTTGATATATATATTCGTTCATATTATTTAATATTAATATCCGCAATCCATACAAGGAGGGTCATAATGTGCTCTATCACTATACACTTCTAAATTTCTCATTGTTTGAGCCAATGAATATCCATAACGAGATGTATGGTTTAAATATATTGGTGAATTATATTTTTCACTTTTATCTGGTAACATACCATCCATTGTATTTTGATTTAGATACGCAGGGAATTTACCTTGACCCTTACCAATGATTAAATAATCCTGTAACCTCATCATGTAAAAGTCAGCACGCTGTTTTTGAATTGTACGAAGATATTTCATCGTCTCAATATCTACACCATCTCTACCACCATCAACTGCACCAGCTTTAACAAGACCTACGTTCATTGTACGATAATGTAAATGTGGAATCATTTCGTAATAACTTACTTGGATTAAAAATGGACTTATATATTCATTTACTAATGTTAATTCATCAGCATTAAATGTATTTCCTGTTGCATTTACTTGAGATAATAATTGATCATAAAATTTTGTACCTAATAGTGGTTGAAGCTGAATATCTTGACTAATACCAATTTCAGCACGGATTGTGTCCATGTCCACATTTTTATTTACGTTGGTGAACGCCTTTAATTTATTTTCGCTTACGAGTAAAACGTTTGCCATATTATATTTGTGTTGGGGTTGTTGGTTTATCTACTACTGTAGGTTCTTGAGTAATATCACCAACTTCATATATTGTCATTGGTTTAATCTCAAAAGTTGTTGGAACACCAAATTTTAATGTAACCAATTTATCAAATACACCTAATAATTGTTTTTGATATGGTTGTATAACAGATTTACGGATGAAAGTAATATGTGTATCAATCTCATCTTTTGAACCTAATTTGTTTGCTGTACTAATACCAAATAATTCTCCACTTGATATTCTGTGACCTGATAATATTGTTCTAATAATATCATCATATATTTGAGAATAGTATTGGTCATTACCTGATGTTGCAATTTGTGTAATTTCAGGAGCCAATTCTTTACTTTCATTGAATGATATAATTGGTCTACCAGCATTATTAACACTTGTAAATTGACCTTCTAACGCTCTTGTTACTAAACGTTGTTCTTCAGGTCCTGGTAAGCCATTGTTCATGTTTATCCATAATGAAGGCATCATACCATTCATTAAGTTATTTGAGTGAAATTCTTTAATCTGTACGTCAATATTAATTGCTGCTAAAGCACCACTATAATCAGGATGTGGGTAATATGATTGAGATGGACTATATTGTTTGTAATAATATATTTGAGATGGTCGTCCATCTTCTTGACTAAACGTATCATATTCTGTAACAGGGAACTTTTTAATGTTACCCCAATCAGCAGAATAATAATATTTTTCAATCTTATCAGTTTCAGGATTAATCTTACCACTTCTTAATCTACTAAAATCAATGTGGTATATTTCAGCAATACTCTTTCTATCTCTACTCCAAATACAATTAACCGCAAACCCACCAAATAGAACCAAATCTAACGCACATTTCTCAAATACTTCATCCATTCTTTCCTTATCGTTAATAAGATAAATTGTGGCCATTGGATTGTTTAATGAAACAATACCATCACCCATTATTTGTTCTTTTTTTGATGTTACAATTGCTTTATGAATTGCACAGTTATTATACCTACTGATTAGGTATTGAGGCATCAAATTACCTTCACCATATAATACATAATCTAATCTGTTTAAAACTTCAGAAAAGATTGGTAGTAATGGTTCTTGTGTAAATTGTGCTCTACTTAATTGGTATTTTTGTTTTTCTTCACTCATAATTATTCTTGAATATAAATGTAATTGGAATTATCCTCGTCAGGTGAAATATATTGTGTAAATGTATTTCCTTGTTCTGTTGTACCTAATAATCTTACCATACCCGTATATACTTTTGTGGTACCATTACCAAATATATCTAATTGGTATTGTCCCTCGTAGTTTAAATCATTAACAGTTAAATCTAATACAATCTCACAATACCTAATATTTTCAGCAAACTGAAGTGGATTAGATGTACTAATGGTATAAGATTTAACCTCTTGTGATAAGATGTTTAAAAAAGTAAGTGTATATTCCGAAAAGTCGGTTCTTGAGTTATTATTGATATTTAACACCAATTCATTAACTTGACCTTTATTTAATAATATCATATATAACTAAATATAAAAAAAATTCAATTGGAAAGGTATATTTAAAAAAAAAGGGACATAAAGTCCCCTTTTTCTTTTTGGAAGATATAGAAATTGTCCTAAAGGACTAACATTTCAATTAACCTACGATTTGAGATTGAGTATAAACTGCAGCGATTAAAGCTTCAGGAGTTGTTCCTGTGTAGCCTGCTGGTGCAGCTAAAACTCTACTTGGTTCCGCTTCTTGTGCAGAAAAATTTAAGTTAAATCCATTTCTATCACCTAACGCCAAACCTGTGTTTGCGTCACCACCTGATAGATAAGAATAATTAACTTGACCCATTACGTACACAGTATCATTTTGGTCAACTACTAAAATTTGTAAATTATCGTTTTGACCTAATACTTTTAATTGGTTTCTCTTTTCTTGGTCGTATTTAAATAAAACCGCAGTAAGAACTTGTTCCCAATATACAGTACCATTTTCGTATGATTTTGTTGTAGTTTGTACGTATGAACTTGTATTTCTTTTCAATTCAAAACCGTATAAAACAACATCACCAGCATCTGTAGCACCTGTTACAGCACCATCAGTGTTGTAAGTGTAACCAGATGTAAAACCTGATTGACCTGCAACATATATTTTTTTCACGCCACCGATTGAATCTGAACATCCTAATGCGGCACCTGAACTAATAAAACATGACATATTATATATATTTAATTTTTTGTTTTTTATAAAGGGGACTTTCACCCCTTTTGTTTTTTTAATCTATTTTAGAATATCAATTAAGATAAACCGTTAGTTGCGAAGTAGTTTGTACCAGCAAATACTGCGATGTTAGCAGCGTAAGAGTAGTTAGCTCTAATCTTCATAACATCAAAATCTCTTGACCAGAACGCATCCATTCTTTCATGATCTGACATTAAGTCAAAACCACAGAACATATAAGATGCTGGTCCGATTGTTACTTTATTGCTTCCTGCAAGACCTATTGTAGGTAATACTTTTACGTTAGTAGATGGGTGAATTGCACTCATGTTACCAGTTACGTTAGTTGTACCAATGTAGTTTTGGAAGAAGTTAGCTTTAACCAACGCTTGGTTGTAAAGACGGAAGTTAGAGTAAGACATAAACACTACTAAATCATCAAACACTAAAGCGTCATCAGATAAAGCAGAAATTAATTTATCTACTTCAGTGATTGGGTTACCATTAGAACCGTAAGCAGCAGTTGAACTGAAAGTTGTACCTGAAGCAGATGTTGCAACAGATGTGTTACCAGTTGTAATTAAGTAGTTGAAACCGTTGAAGGTATCTCCTGATGCTACTAAAGCACCCCATAATTTTTGCTCAATACGTTGTTGAATTTGTTTCACTTTTAATTCAATGATTGAATCAAGGAATGGAACAGTTTCAGGGTCTTGACCTGGAGGTAATAACAATGATTGATATGTATCCCATAATTGTTGGAAACATAATTCTTCATTTACCTTCTCATGTTGAGATGCTAAACTTACTTTAGTGAAAGTTGTTGTACCAGATGCGTTCCATCCACAAGCTCCTGTTTGGAAACTTGGTGCTGAATTTAGCAATTGAATCTGTTGGGTTCCGCGAACGCCTAACTTTACAGTTGTGTTTGCAGGAGTTGTTGCTCCGATAAGAGCTTTAGCTATAATTTCAGTAGAAGATTGGTCAGTAAAACCAGTGATTGTACTTACTACATAACTAAATTCGTCTTTTGAATAAATTTTCATTTTTAATTCGTTTTTGTTTTTTAATTATTTTTTATTAATTTGTCTGAAAGCCATAAGTGAGTTGAATTTATCATCAGCACTATTTCCAGATATTTTATTAAATTCCGTTTTACCATCAGCAATTTTTTTAGCTGCTGGTTCAGATTTGAACGCGTTAAACTCATTTTGTAATGAAGAATAATTTTGTTCCATTGTGGACATTTTTTCAGAAATTTTCTTTACAAAATCTTTCAACATTTCCATCAATTCTACTTGAATTGGGTCACCTGCATCAATACGATCTTCAGGCATTGGTTCTGATTCACCATCCATCATACCTTCAGGTGATTTAACAGAAACAATAATACCATCTTTAGTTTCAACTTCAGAACCGTCTTCTAACATATGTACTCCATCAGGTGCAGCAATACCGTCTGGCATTTCTTCAGTTACTACTTTAACAGCAGCACCTTCAGCCAAACTATCACCCTCAACCTTAACAACAGTACCATCTTTCAATTTTGCTTCTACGAATATTTCTTTAACTGCAGTAATTTCACCGTTGGAAACTTCAATCTCAAAATTCTCTTTTAATTTATATGAACCATCCTCTAAAGCTACTGCTTCAAACGCTTCATTGATTTTACTAACTGATTTACCAACTTCTAATTTCTCGGTGTTGATAATAGTATCATCTTCTAATTTAAAAGACAATGGAGTTGCTTCTTCCGTCATGAAACCGAACTGAACCATTAATTTCTTAATTTCGTTGATAGCGGTTTTTGGATTAGACATAATCTATTTGTTTTTTTGTTTATTTATTAATTCTATTACTAAATATATAATTACGTATATATTCCCAAATTATTTTAATATTTCTTCAATATCTCTACTACTTTCTGTAAAAACATTTCCTCTCTACAGAATTGAGCCACTTCTTCAAACCATCCACTTACAGAATAACCAGCTAATTCACCTGACTTAACCATCTCCCAAACTTTATCACCTTCAGGAGTTTTAGCACATTTCATCGCAACAAACCAAGTTCCTATTGGTAAATCACCATAACCATACTTTATTGACTTATCATTCTCGTCTTCTTTAATCCAACTCTCAACAACATATACATCTTTAACAGCTGTACCATCGTGCATTAAATCGTTATTACGAGTGTATTGGTTCTTCATATACTTGTCCGCTATCATCTTGATAGTTTCTGAACTGAAATAAACCTCATACATATCACCATCTTTTGTGCGACGTGGGATGCGTAAATCAGGAACCATTGCTGGTCCAACTATTGTACGTTTTTCTTCACTATCTATTGCAAACTTTTGGTCTTTCTTCTTTTTCTTTTTGATATTAGGGTCTTCATATCCACCTATTGTACTTACATCATAACCAAAATTCTTTAATTTACTTTCAGCCCAAGATAAAGCACTCTTACCTCCCCATGCGGCGTACATAAGCGATCCACATCCATCACCAAATCCTTTTGAACTTTCTAAATCAACTTCATGACGTGATAAGTAACTATACATTCTTTTAACTGTATCTATACTGATTGGTTCACCTTTAGCAAGTTGATTTGCTCTAATCTTACCAACTTCAGTTCCACAATCTCCCCATCCATTCTTTTCAACATAATCCAATACCGATTTTGCGTTATTTTTAACACTATCAGGATAATCAGAAACACTTTCCATTTGTTCTTCAACTATTGGTCCACCAACAACCCAAGCATCACAAGTTCTTGAAGCTGCACACTTAAAATCAAACGCTTCACAATAACCTAAATCACCCGCATCTATTGTATCCCATTCATTTACGTCATTAATTCCATTAGCAATACAATCCAACATACTTTTTGTTTGAACAAAAAATACACAATTACCACATAATGATTTTTTTGCTGATTGAACATCACCACCGAACATATCCGCTTTCTTCTTCCAATAATCTTCATTAGGTTCATTAGGATTTAATGGACCATAATTTGCGGTCTCTATTGCGTTCTGTCTATTCTTTAAATTTGTTGCAATATCTTGAGTAGCTTTAGGACAAGTCATTTCAAATTTATCAGCTCTAATAAGTGGTGCGTTCTTTTTAATTGCAGCAATCTCATCAGGATTATTATCAATATGTCGTTGAATCCCTAATTCCTTTAATTTTTTCCATTTCAATTGACCATTGGTATTATATACCTTATCAATTCCTACTTCTTTTGCTACTTTATTAACTATACCCATTTCACTATCTCTACGTCTTGTAACTACTACTAATTCCTTTCCTTCCAATAATAATCTTCTTGCAAGGTCTTTACCTCGTTGAGTAGATAAAGTATCATCATAATCAATAGAAACCCTTTCAAATCCTTGTTTAGAGAATGAAGGCCATTCAGGAACCCTTGTATCTGGTTGTTCCATTCCTAATACCCTTGTGTCCAATGGTGCTTGTGGGTCAATTTTACCCGTATTTACGGACGCTTTATTTCTAATGGTACTATCTAATGTATATTCAATACGAGCCCATAAATGACGACAATTATATCCTCCACGCCATACTAACGCACTATCACCCTCATCGTTGGTTAATGTATCTAAATCTTCCAATCTCCATACATAATTTTTTTGAACTAATTCTCTACAAAAATCTCTTGTTGTTGGAATAATTGATGGTGATTGTGCTTGAGGATTTAATACGTATTTGTATCTTACTCTATATTCTTTTTCATTTTCTACTGATGGTCCGTTTGGGTCTGGTGCAGATATAAAACCTTCTTTACCTAATGGAATTACTTTAGAGACCACCCAACCTTCGTCAAATAGTTCCTGTTCATTCTTTGCAATAGATTTTAATTTCTCAATATATTTACTATCTTCATTATCGGGGATATGAAATTCATGAGGTTTTTCTTTACTAAAGTACATCCAATTAATCTCAAGTGCCGGAGTATCACCTAAACTAATTGAGTCAATACCTGATAATTCATCATCTTCTTCTATCTTAAGTTCGTATATTTTGTCTTTCTTAATCATAATATTAAATATAAATTATTTTCCCTGACGATTGTAGGGTTTAGTTGATTTGTCTTTTGGACCAGTGGTCTTTTTATATTTACCACATTTCCTTTTTCCAAAAGAGATTTTATTTGAGTTTGTTGATTTACTTTTAGCCATACTATAATGTTGATAGGTCTTTAAGACGAGCTTGTTTATTCATTTGAGAAACCATATCTTTTTCTACCACATATGTTTTAACTACTATTGGTGATTGGTCTTGTGATGGGTTTGATAATATTGGATTATCTTGTCTTGTGGTCATTAGATTTGAGTTAAATGAAACACCCCCACCAGCTTGGTTCATCATGGACAACATTGGACCGAACATTGAGACAGCACCTCTTGTCATTACCGCCTCACCACTTTCTGCTTCAATTAAAGTTCCACCTTCAGCGTGTCTCTTTCCACCAATCATTCCACCTCTTGCCATACCTCTTGTTGTTGATGACGTTTGTTGACCACCACCACTTGAAGATTCATTACCACTTTCTTTTATTGAATTTAATTTACCAATACCTGATGCAATGATTGTTGCAATTGAAATACCAGCAGCAATTTTTGATTTAAGTGCATAACCTGCTGCAATTGGTATCCCTGCTGGTCCTAATGGAGCAACCGAAGCACTAAACGCTATTATAGCACGTTGAGTATCAATAATAATACGAGCAATAGATACACCAGCTTCAACAATTGCAGCCGCAATTTGCATATCCTTACTTTTCTTATTTAACGCACCTAACAATCCAACTAAATTTTGACCAATTTGAACAGTCATATCAGCACTTGCTCTCTTACTATCTACTTCTAACTTATCTAATTCTAATTGTTTTGAGGTATTTTTCTCCGCTGAAGCAACCCTTTTATCATTTAATTGAATTATTTGTTCATCATAAGTTGCTTGAGTTATACCTTTATTAGCTAAATTTGTTTTTAATAACTCCTCATCAGCTGTATATCTCGCCATGTCATTGTCATATTCTTCTTGATATACTTGTCTTAAATCAACAAAATATTTTTCATATATTGCTTTAAGACCTTTATTACCGAAGAAAAAATCACCATAAACTTCATTAAATTTAGTTTTATCATCAATACGTTGTTGGTCTATTGCTAACTCTTGTTCCTTGTTTTTTGTACGTAATTCCTGTTCTTTAAGGAACGCATCCTGTTCTTGTTTGTATTTCTTTTGGAAGAACTTATCTCTAATATCTAATATATCTCTATCATATGTTAATGTTAGATTTTTAACCGCTTCAAGATATTCTTCCTCATTTTTAAATTCTTTACTTAAAGCAATCTTATCATCATATAATTTATTTGCTCTTCCTTCTTCTTCTCGTTGTTGTTCATCATCAATTGCTGCAACTCTAATCTCCTCTTTCTTTTTAAGATGTTCTTGTAACCTCTTATTGTCATCTTCAAGAGCGTCGTCTACTTTCTTACTATTTTCTTGTATTAATAATTCAACTTGTTTATATGTAAGTTTATCATGATCTGTAACTAACTTTCTTTTCTTATCTAATAATCCTTGTAATAAAGTTCTTTTGGTATTTTCCTTATTAATTTCTAATTGGATACGTGCGTCTAAATCCGCAATAAGTTTTTGGTAAGCTTCATCAGCAGCTTTAGTATCAGTTTTAGTTTCTTTAGGTTTAAATCCTGTTTCTAAAGCCGAAGCTTGTTTAAGTAATTCAATTGCTTTAGCTCTAATTTCAGATGATGCATCAGTTAATTTCTTTTTACGTTGTTCTAACTCATCTTCATAACTTTGCCCTATATTTCTATCAAAACTGAAAAATCCAACTTGTTCTGCGGTAATTGCTTCAGCTGATTTTTTAGCAGCAATACTAAACAATTCTTGAGCTTCAGCTCTTAAACCTACTGATTTAATATAGTTGTTTGTGTTAGCTTCGTATAACTTTTCAGCTTCAGATAATGTGTCTGCTTTACCAATTGTACCACCTAATATCTCATTATATGTTTCAAGTGCTTTTGCTTTTGATATTGCACCTTTTTTTGCTTGTTCAAACGCAACACCAACTTCTAATACCTTATTTGTAGCTTCTTGTGCTGCGGTAGCACCTTTAGATATACCTTCTTTAAACGCTTTACTTGCTTCACTTGCTCCAAAAAATTGTTGACCTAATCTATATAGTTGGTTTCCAATAGCGTATATGGCACCAATAACGGTACCAATAATTAATCCTTTTAAAGCTAAATTAAATAAAAGTGTTGCTGTTGTTGCTTCCTTTTCAGCTGCAGCTAATTGTGTGGTTGCAACTGTTGCTTTCTCTTTTTCAGCTGTTGATATTTTAGTAACTAAAGCGTTCTTTTCGGTCTCTAATGTATTAATTTTTTGTGCGAGTGATTCTTGAAATAATACATCAGTTTCTATTAAAGTTGCTGCAGTTAAATCACCTGATGCAACTGCCGCATTTGATTTAGCAATTGAATTTTTATAAAATTCCAATCTTGATTTACTAATAATAATATTATTTTCAATATTTGCTAACGTATTTCTATCAACCGCTAAACTATCAATTTCAGTTGCTGCAGCATCTTTTATTTTTGAAGCAGAATTAATTACCTGTTCTTTTGTATTTTCTGCAACCGATGCTGTATTTACTTTTTCACCAACAGTATTAACTGCTGTAGCTGTAGTGTCTTTTGCTTCAACAGCAGCCTTACCGAATGATGTAAATCCTTTAATAATATCACCTAAATCATCGTTTAATTCCTTTAATTGGAATCTAATATCTTTAAAACTAAAACCTGAAAATAACTTTAACGCTCCAATTGTTCCGTTTAACTTCGCAGCAATCTCACCAATAGGACCTGGTATAAGACCTAATGTTGCTAAAAAATCCCTTGATTTTGCGTTGGATTGTGCTAATTTATCATTAGCATCACCTAATTTAGTGGTTAATAATTGAAATTCAGCACTACCTTCCTTAACAGTTCTTAACGCTTTAGTTAATTCAACTACTTGTTTCTTAAGATTTAAGGATTTATCAATAGCAATATCAAGAGGTTTCCCATTAATATCATATTGGATAGATATATTTTGGGTGACCTTTTTTAATTCACCAACTTTTGATGATGCTTTATCAAGTTCCGAGGTATTAACACCTACGTCAAACTGTATTTTTTTATTAGCCATGTGTTAAACTATATTTTAATTGGTCTTGGAATGATAATTCTAATAGATGTTTATCCCCTATTAAGGTTTTAATACTACTAAAATCCAATTCATTATCTTTTCCTATATCTTTCTTTTCTTTAACTATATCCCCAAAATCTGTTACGAAAATGTGGTCTATATTAATTTCTAAATCATTTCTATATATCTTCATAATTTCTATTTTTATATTGCACAAGTTAAACTACAGTTAGTTCCTGCTGATGCTGAACCATCTAAATTTACATCATAAGTTGGTCCCGCATTATAACCATCAATTCTATATACAAACCCATCACCACTTGGATTATAATAATTTCCTGTTATTAATGTTCCACCTGATGTACTATTTCTACCAACTAATCCACCTAATGGACTTGTACAACTTGGACAAGTAAATCTTGTTATATTATAATAGTTATACGTTGTTCCTGATGTTGGAGTTGGTGTTGGGGTAGGTGTTGGACTTAACCCAACTGTTGCAGTAGGTGTAGGTGTTGGAGTTAATCCTGATGTTGTTGTAGGAGTTGGAGTAGATGTATTAGTTGCTGTAGGTGTAGGTGTTACTGATGTTATTGTTATATTAATACTTGAACATACCTTACTTATACAATTTTCACCTATAAACCTAAATTCAAAATAATATGTACCTGATGTAAATACACTTAACCCAAACATTGATGGTGTTATTGTAATAACATTCCCTGTAATTGTATTTCCTGTATAGGTTGATGGGGTTGAGGTTGTTGTATTTAAAACATCCACTAACTTCCATGTGTTCATATATGTTTGATTTGGAACCTGACAATGAACAGATAGGTATTGTAATGTATAATTTGGGCTAGCAAAAGTAGTTAAAAATGGTTTTGCACCATTCGTTAAGAACGTCCCATTATGTGTTATAGTTATACCTGTACTTAATGAACTACTAACAATTATATCTGTTATGGTACCAGATACACAATTATCGTTAATATCGTGTATAATTTCAACGTCATATTCCGCCAAGTTTTGGTTTGGATATACGAAATTCTTACTGTTTATCTGTCCTACATATTTTCTACTCATATAATTAAATATAAATTATTGTTTATTGGTTGTTCAAATTATATACTAATGTTCCATTTATTTGATAGGTAATTCCAAACTTGAGTTTTTTCACTATTATTTAACACTCTATTATAGATAATAACCTCACAATAATGTGTATTTACAGGTGTAGTATCACCAGTTCCTGTTGGTGAACCAAACATACCTAAATTATGGAATTGTCTAAATGTTCTATCTTGAGTGTCATTTTTTGCACCACTTGCTTGTTGTGTTGAACCATTATATATTGTAGATATTGTTGAATTATTTTCTCTTGTTAAAATTACGTTTGCTGATCCTGTTGTATTATAATATTGATAAGCTGGTAAATTATAATCATACCCAATTATATTTGTATTAGGTGTACCTGTGTCTAAATCATATATAACTCCTCTATCTTCATTTCCATCATATCTTGATATTAAATAACCTGCTGATGATATTGTAGCTCTATTTAATACAACAAACATTGTTCCATCAGGATATGATGTTGTATTTGTTTTAGGTCCAAATACAATTGCATTATCATCAGCTGTGTTCCAACTTGATGCTCTATACGTTGTTGGTCTTGTTACAACCTTTGCTGCGGTTCTACCTGTATTAGACAATGACGTAACTAATTGATAATAATTATTTGAACTATTAACTCTACTTAAAGTGTGACCTGTAGTTCCTCCCACTACTGAATAAACATTAATTATACTACTACCACTTGTTGTATAGAAACTACTATCACTAAAATCTGTCCAAAATGTTAATCCTGTTAAACTATTTGGATTAACAAATGGAGGACTTGTTGGTGTTGGTGTAAGAGTATTAGTCGGTGTTACTGTATTAGTTGGTGTATTAGTTGGTGTTACAGTTGGTGTAACAGTATTAGTCGGTGTTACTGTATTAGTTGGTGTATTAGTTGGTGTTACAGTTGGTGTAGGTGTTTGGGTTCTTGTTGGTGTAGGACTTGGTGTTGGTGGTGGACAAACTCCACCATCAGTGATTCCCCAATTATATGTACCTGTTAATATTGCTCTACCAGCAGTTGCACTATAACAAGGAGGACATTTAAAACTTACATTTAATTGTAGTGATGGTAAAGCACTCCATCCATTATAAATATTATCTAAATTTGTTGTTGAAAATGATGTTGCACCAATAAACATATTAAGCATAATATTCACATTTGAAACATTCCACATACCAATATTTTGATTAAAAGAAGTACAATTATTGAACATACCTATCATACGTGTTACACTTGAAACATCCCAATTATTTAATGGTTGATTAAATGATTTACATTGACTAAACATTTCACTCATTTCAGTTACACTTGAAACATCCCAATTATTTAGCGGTTGATTAAATTGGAAATTACGAACAAACATATACATCATATTGGTTACATTTGAAACATTCCATGAATTTAATGGTTGATTAAAAGAAGTACAATTAAAGAACATTCTGTCCATAGTTGTTACATTTGAAACATCCCAACTATCAATATTTTGATTAAAACTGTGGTTATTAAAACCACCAGAACTAAACATATAATCCATACGTGTTACACTTGAAACATCCCATCCTGAAATATCAGAATTAAATAAATCACTTCCCCAAAAACAAGCACCCAAATTTGTTATTCCACTTAATGGTGCATTATTAGGTACTGAAGTTAATTTTTTACAAAAATTAAAATATCCTCCTGTATTATCAAATGTAAATTGGTTACCAAATTGGTCGACAGATTTTAAAATATCATTTATAGTCCAACCATAATTTGGACCCCAAGTTAATTTACCATTTATTGTAATAGTATAATTTTGTTGTGCTATATATGTATGAGACCTATTAGCATATGAATTAGTTGTTATTGTACCATCACCCCAATCAATCGTACCTGTATAAATTTCAGTAGGTCTATATGGTAATTCAGCAACAAAATTATTACCCTCTCCTATTGTACTAACACTCATAATAAATGGAATTGGTACAAAAGGACTTGCAGTTGGGGTTTGTGTAACCGTAGGAGTTACTGTATTAGTTGGTGTAATAGTAGGAGTTGGTGTATTAGTTGGTGTTAAACTAATTGTTGGTGTAATTGTAGGTGTAGGACTTGGTGTTACAGGAATATTAGTAAAAGCATCTACTCTATATTCAAAATTATAATCTTCTTGAATTGTTGTTGCTGTAAATGTAATTTGATATATTCCACTAATTGAACTACCAGTTGTTCCTGTTATAAATGTATCTCTTATTCCATTATCTCCACCTTGGTCATCTATTGTATAATCCCTTCTTATTATATCTATTGAATTAGAATTTGATGTTGTATTAATTTGAATATTAACTACATCTCCTGAATAAATAAATGTTGAATATAAATTATCAATTTCACTATAACGAATATTTCTTAATTCTGAATTAACATAAACATCAACATATGATGCTACTGAAAATTCATTATATGTTAATATTAAACTACCTCTCATTCTACTATCTTCAACATAAGGTGTGTTAGTAGGAGTAGGTGTAGGTGTTGGAGTTGGTACAGTAGGTATTGTTGAACCTGTTGTTATTACCCCCAAACTTGATGCTGCACTTGTAAAACCAGAACAAGTTGTGAACACATTTAATCTTCCCTGTGTCTGACCACTATTAATTAAGAACACATCATTCTGTTGATTGAATATTGTTGTAACTGGTTCGTCCTCAATTTGAGCCAAGAAATAATATCGTTGAGGGTCATAATTCCAATCAATTGCACTACTTGTTTCATATGTGTCTTGAGTTACTTCATATATATAGAATGGAATATATGGTGCTAAAGCATAACTACCAAATTGAATTGAACTTGTATATCCACTCACATTACCACCTAACGCTCCCACAAAATAATCATATAATATACTCCAATAATATAAACTATCATATATAGTTTCAGCTCCAAAATCTGTCTTAAACTTATAAACATAAGATGGTCTATCACAGTAATAATACTCAAAACATCTTTCAGGGAATGTCTTATATGATGAATTGTATTGTAATAATTGTACTTGGGTTAATTCCCTATTAGTTAAATTGAAATTGTTAATACTATTCCATGTAAAATATTGATTATTAATCTTAATTAAATCATTAACTCTTAAATTTTTAACATCGTTTAATTTTAAATCAAAATAACCATCTAAAAATCTTGTCTCTTTATTAAAGATATTACCAATTCTATTCTCATAGAATAAGTTATACATACCATTATTAGTGTATGTGTTATATGAAACAATTGCTTCATTAGGATTTACTGATGCTACTTCAGATTGGAATAAATTACAAATACTATCATTGGTTTTTTTATTACTATCAGGGTTTCCCATCGGCATCGTATGACTAATTACAGGTGAAATAAGAGACCCTGATGGTGCTGACCCATCTGTCTTGGTCATCTTAAAATAGTTTGTTGTTACCCCTGTTAAACCGACTGTGGTACCTGTTGCAAGGAATGGGTTAAAGTTACCCAAGTTATAGAATAATTTTGGTCTTGTTTTAACACCTTTATATATCCAATCTACAGCTGTTCCAACTTCTTGAGATGATTCCGCATAGTTAATACCCAATGGAATTTTAACTGCACCTGCTGGATAATCAGGATTATTATTTGGGTTCCATTGTCTAATCATTTCTGGTGAGAAAGTAGTTTCAATTGTTTTTGTTGATGATTTAAAATCAGTTTCATTAACTTGTTTTAAATAACCATATACATATGATTTACTTTCTTTCCAATCCTTATTACCTTGGTCCCCATCCTCTAAATCCGTCATAACTATTTCACTCTCAACATAATTCTGTGCTGGTTGAACCTTAAATCCTTTATCATAAGATAATTTGTCTGTCCAATCATATACATTTCCTGTACCAATGTAATAATCATATGACTCCACATTAATTTGTAATGGGTCATTCTCATCTGGTATAAATATTAGACCAAATTTCTTGGCAATTGAACTTAATATATCTATCTGTTTAATATTCTTATCTATAACTTGACCAAAATCTACATAATCTCCTTCACCAATTGACACAACTCTATTTGTTTGTCCAGGTAAATAAGACATTGATCTATTTGATATTGGTACTGAAGCTGTTGATGAACTATAAAATTGTGTTACTCCCCATGTTTTTGTATATCCTGTTGTGTTTGGTGCTATACTAAAATTATAATTATCAAATCCTCCACCTGGTCCAGGGTCATATAATCTTAATGTACCTGTAATTGTATCACTACAAAACGCTGGTACACCTGAACCTGCTCTAACAACATATACATTCCAAGTTCTTGTTGAACCTGATGATGTTAATACCCATCTTAATTCCACACCATCTGATGAAAATGTTTGTGGTGGTTGTGATAAATAAGATAGTTTAGCATTATCATCACTGAAATACCCATACATATATAATAATTTGAACCAAGGTATTTTCTTAAATGAACCACCAATCTTATAACCATTTTGATTGAATATCATTTCCATTAAAGCGTAAATATTCATTGATGGTTTTAATTGATTGTCCCTAATACCATCAACAGGTGAATTGATTCTATATCTATCAGCACCAGCAGCGTAAGCTGCAGTTGTGTCCACCCAACTACCTGTTAAAGTGGTTGTATATAAAGTTGTTCCCGTTGTTCCTGTAAATAATACATTATTGAAACTTCCTGATGTATAATAGTTATATCCATTATGTACAACTGGATACATAAAATTGGATGGAACTTCTTTAATACTTTTTAATGTCTCATATCTCCACTTACTTAATACATTATCTTGTGTAAAATAATGGTTCATGTAAAAATCTACATCTCTAAAGTTTAAATCTTTCAATAATTTTGTTCCTACATTACCATATAAATCACCAATGTTTGAATATAATGTTACGTCATATTCTACTTTACTATTTAATACTGACACAGAATTTAATTTCAAATATCCTGTGAAATAACTTTCATCATCAATTAATACATTACATTGAACTTTTTTTAATACATCAAAATACAATCCTATACTATCTACGTTAAAAAAATCCTCAAAAAATCTATTGTTCTTTTTTGAGCCAGGTAATTTAAGACCTACAGAATAATCTGAATTTCTTTTACTTATATCTTCTATCTCCGCAAATGATTTATTAATTGTAATTGGAATATCATCATATAAATCTAAAAAGTCATATGTTGGAACTGTAAAATCTACTAACTCACTATTAGGTACAAAATATAAACTAAATGTTCCACCTGTTACACCTGGCGTTCCAGATTGTCTAAAATATAATATGTCATTTGATAATACATTGGTATAATCCACATTAAATTCTGACCAACTATTAAATACGTTTCTTGTATATAATTCATCAGGATGTTTTACAAAAACTGAAAAATAGTTTGTACCTATTGTTGTATTTCGTAATGTACAGTTCCAATAGACCGTACCAGGAGACATTGATTGTACTGCTATATAACCTGTAGTTGTTCCAAATGAACCAACATATGGGTCTGAAACTGTTCCCGTACCTGTATAACTACTTGGTGTACCAGATGTTTCAACAACCGTAAAAGCTGTACTACCTGTTACAGTAATATCTGACGGTTTATTTGTTCTTACTCGTAATACTGTTTGTTGTTGACTCATATATTAGAAACCTTTATTAACAAAAAAGTTGTTAGCAACTTTCATTGTTATTTTATACTTATTTAATTTTTGATGTTTTTTAGTGATTGTCTGCACTTCGGTTGATAAGATTTGTACTGGTTGTAAATCCTTATATACCTTATCTTGTCTATCTATTGGTGAAATATAATCAGGGTTCATGATATACACTTGAGGTGAGTAGAACATTTGTTCTAACCAATTACCTGTTGGTACATTAATAAAATCTGACTCCAATACTATTTCCTGTTCAACATCTGTAGCAAATGTCTTAATGGTTCTACCCATATCTCTATCGGGACTAGAAAGATTGGTTGAATAATATCTACTATCATAAGTTTGTCTTGTTATTTTTTTGGTGTCTTGTCTATACGCAGTGAATGTGTAATAGTCATACGCACCTCTATTATTTAAAAAAGCTATTCTAACATTTTGAGGTGAACAGTTTGTATTAATATAAAAATAAAATACTTCACTAATAGGTCCTTGTGGTCCATTAGCTCTACTAGCACTATTAGTTGAGAACCCATAACATAATTGAACTGTATAATAAGCAACCGTTGAAAAATCTATTGTTGCGAAGATATTATTAATATCAATTGGTCCACATGGTAAAGCGTTTATTGTCAAATTATCTGTTGTTCCTGTTGGTGAATCAAATGTTGTTCCACTATAGTTTAATGGTTGTGAGAAATATTGGATTCTATTATTATTTTCATCATAAAATTGAAAGAAAGCAAAATCAGTTTCCGTATATTGTCTGTCCCCTGTTAATCCGTTTAAGTAATATAATACGAAATTATCGTCAGTTTGTATAGATTGGATACGTGGAGCATCAGTTAAAAATCTTCCTGTCTCACTTTGCTGTGGTACCGATGGACCACTCATTAAGAATTGACTAATTGGAGCCAAGTTTAAAGTTGTGTCCAATGTTTGAAAATTACCGTTGTTAAGTTCTGCAACTTGACCTACTGTTTGGTCAAAATTGGGCATGATATAATTTTCTTGTAATTGAAATGTTCCACCTATTAAATCAAAATACTTTCCTGTGTTTGTATAACCACTAAAACTTGTATATACTGTTGGACAATCAGGAATTGGTGACCAGTGATTAAAATCATTTGTTGGTGTACTACCAGTCCATTCTGTTTGTAATGTTGTTCCACTCAAATATCTATAACCATATTTGAAATTAGCTTTAATATTATTTGGATATGGATTGTTTATATTGATTTGTGTATTAGTTGTCTGCCAATCGTTTAACCAATAAAATCTATAATGTTCTGTATTGATATAATTTGATAAGTAGTCATATGGTCTTACATTAAAATTGTAAGTATATATTGCTCCTGATTGACTTATATCATATGGTACCACCGCCATTGACCCAACCTTACTATCGTTAGAATAAAGGTCAACAACCATCTCTAATGATGGAATGTATGTACTACCAGTTAAATTTATATTATAAGTATTTCCTCGTTGATATATCATATCAGCGGATCTTCTTATTTGTGAATAACTGTTAATTGTTGTTCCACTACCTATTGTTGTATAACCTAAACTCATATTGTTTCTATTTTTGTGCTGATAAAAATATTATCCACCATATTTACAAATTGGTCAAACGTATATTGTTCTAACGCGTCCATAAATACGGTACTTGATTCTAATCTATCGTATAATTTATCTTCTATATTTGCTGGTAAAATACCAAACTCTTTTATATTTCGTTGTATAGCAAACGCCATACCCTTTTGTAAATCAATATTAAACCTTACATTCTTTTCTTTAATCCAATCCAATAGTACTTTCATTGGTAATGGATGTTTCCCTTTCTTCATGCGTGATTTGTTGATAATATACGCTGTAGAAACTTGAGATTGTAGTGATTTATATTTTACATTACTAATATCTGTAGCCATAATACCTCTTGCACTCATCCAATCTAATATTGCATCAATAGGAACACCTTTCTTTCCTGCGGCTCTACCTGATTGTACCCATTGAAAATAGTCATTAGCAAACAATTCAAACACAATCTCACCCTTTCTTGATGTGGGTACGACCATGATTGAAGCTTTTAATGAACCTGTAGCGACTTTATTACCCATACCAAATCTTCTTTTGGCTGAATATGGGTATATTTTTTCGTCCATAAGTCCTTTAAGAACGTCATCAATTACATTTGCTACAGTTTCTATATCCATTATTCTGCGTCTCTAATATGTCTTACATAAGTTATGGTGTCGTCAGGATTAACTGTAATATCATAAGCTCCATCCAAACTTTCTTGATTTACAAAATCCACATAATAGATGAATGTTGATTCATCTATTTCTGATATGTAATAAAAATTATTTACTACTGATTGGTCTGATAAAAATTGTTCTATCTTTTCTCTATTTGTCATTGTTAAAGTGTTATATTCCATTTATTTGATAGATAGTTCCAAACCGTTGTTAGTTCTGTACTATCTAATACTCTATTATACATTAATATTTCACAATATTGTTCGTTCACTGGTGTTGTGTCTCCTGTTCCTGTTGGGGAACCAAACATACCTATATTATGAAACTGTCTTGTTGTTCTATTTTGTGTGTCGTTTTTTGAACCTGTTCCTGTTTGTGTACTACCTCTATATATTGTTGCAGTTGCCGAGTTATTAACTCTTGTTAAAATGTTATGTGCTGATGCAGTTGTATTATAAAATAAATACGCTGGTGAGTTAAAATCATAACTAATGATATTGGTATTTGTTGAACCTGTTGCCACGTTATACATTACACCTCTATCTGTTGAACCATTATATCTTGATAATAAATAACCTGCTGTTGATATTGTACCTCTATTCAGTACCATAAATGTTGTTCCATCAGGAAATGATGTATTATTTGTTTTTGCTCCTAATACAATTGCTGCGTCATCTGCTGTGTTCCAACTTGATGCTCTATATGTTGTTGGTCTTGTTACAACCTTTGCTGTGTTTAATGATGAATTTGATAATCCTGCAGCCAATGTATAATAGTTGTTACTTGTATTAACTCTTGCTAATGTGTGACCTGTAGTTCCTCCCACCAATGAATAGATATTTATAATACTACTACCACTTGTTGTATAGAAATTAGGGTTACTAAAATCTACCCAAAAAGTAAGGTTACTAATACTATTAGGATCAAATGTTGGTGTCGTTGTTACTTGACTATTTTGAAAAGCAAAGGGTGCAAATCTCATTATATTAAATTTTTAACGTTAGCTAAATAAAGTGATGAACTATCAAAACTTATTAATGTTATTATATCCTTACTTGTTGTTGTTGTAGGTACATATGATGAACCTGAAACTTGTAATACTGATGTTGGGAATGTTACTGTTCCTGACCCTGTTGTATTTAACAATATATTTATAGTTTGTCCTGCTTTAATATTTGATGGATTAATATGTGTTGCTGAACCACTTACTAATTGTAATGTAAAGAAGTTACCATCGTTTAAATTTAACGAAGCCGTTTGTGATGATATTGATAAACTATTAACATTACCTTGAACTGAACCTGTAATATTAACTGAACCTGTTATATTTGTATTTGATGGTATATTAAATGAACCTGTAATACCATATTTGCTAAAAGCAATATTACCATCACCATCACTTATAACAACTGAACCTGACGCATTAACACCTCCCATTTGTGCTTGTGTTAAACCATATCCAATAATTGTGTTTGCTGAACCTGTTGTTGGAAGAAGACCGTCTGGTCCAATAATATTATTTTTACTACCAAGAAAAAATCCATCACCTGCGGCTGAACCTCCATTAATAACAACATTATTTGAACCTGATATAAACTGAAACATTGCATTATGACCGAAAGCTGAATTATATCTTGAACCAGAACCAATACTACCATTACTTGACGATCCTAACGCTGAAAAAACACCTCTACCTAAACCTGTATTTCTTTCTATATTATTAGCGGACTGAAAAGAGAAAGCACCAATACCAGTATTTCTTGAACCTGAAACCATTGCCTGTCCTGAATTACCACCAATCATTGTATTTTGACTTATAGAATTAATACTAGCGAAAGAACCTGAACCTAATAATGGTAAAATATTAGTTCCAATTGCTGTATTTAATCCTGAACCAGCAATACTAAAAAAACCTAATGAACCTGAACCAATTGCTATATTACTTGTTGCAGTTGTATTTGAACGTAAAGCACCAGCACCAATTGCCACATTTGTAAGTACATTACCACCACCTTTACCTACTGTTAAACCATTAACTAATATATCTTGTGATGTTGATAATGAACCTGTAATACCAACATTATTAGTTGTGTTCCATACTGAACCTGTTAGTGCAAATATACTATCACCACTTGTTCCTGAACTACCATTTGTACCATTACTACCTGATGTACCACTGGTTCCTGATGTTCCTGATGCTTGACCAACTGATGTAATAACATATGAATATTCATTTCCTTCAGTATAATATATAACACTCTTGGATGAACTTTCATTATTATTCAAATATATTTTAACCATCATTCTATTTGTTGGGTCTATACTTAATGATGGGAACACAACATCCACATAAACCTCTGCAGGGTTTCCACTATTCCAAGTAATATAGTTTGATGATGATGTGATTAAAGAACCTATTGTTCCTCCTGTTGAGTTTGTTAATTGTAATGTAACATAAACATCAATATCATCATTTTGTGCAGGTTTTAATAAGTGTAAATGGAAACGTTGGACACCTGCTGGAATTAAATTAAATCCTAATTGAGGTGTGATATAACTCTGAACCAATACATTTTTTTGTGAACCTGTTAAATTTGTTGTAACCGTTTGTGTTGAACCAGTTGTTGGTATTTCAGATAATACTTTATTTCCACTCACATCACTTGTTTGTGATTGATTGAAGAAAAATGTTCTACCTAATGCTATTCCACTTGAACCAGATGTACCATCTGTTCCATTAGAACCTGACGTACCTGAACTACCGTCTGTACCATTATTACCACTTGTTCCTGATGTACCATCTGTTCCATTAGAACCTGATGTTCCACTACTACCATCACTACCATTACTTCCTGATGTTCCTGAACTTCCATCACTACCGTTACTTCCTGATGTTCCTGAACTTCCATCACTACCGTTACTACCACTCGTACCTGACGTACCATTAGTTCCGTTTGTGATTGGAACATTATTGATAAAGAATGAACCTGATATGTTCACTTCAGTAAAACTCATTTGTAATGGACTATTATCTCCATCACCTGTTTGTATTGTTTGTAATGTATTTGTTAATCCTTGTGTACTATCAGTCATCTTTAAAAGACCTTGATAGGAACTTGATACATATAGATTTGTTAATTGACCCATGTTATATTAATATTTTTTGTTTATACTTTTTTCCATTGTTTTGATATTGTGTTCCATAACTCCGCAAGTTCATACCATTTCTTATTTGTGTAGAATGGTAATTCAGGAAGAACACATCTGTTATAATCAAATGGTTGTGTTAATTGTAAGTTCATTGTCCATCCTCCCAATACAGTTTCAAACCTTTCAAGGAATGGTTCACAAGTTGCGTTCCATTCTGATTCATACTCACTCAAATACAATACTGTAAATATATCCTTACAAATTTCTAACCCATCATTCATCACATCTCGTTGATTTGAATAGTCATCTTCAATTATATCCGTTATTACCACTTGAAAATTATATATCAATTCATTCTGTGCTAATGTTGTTTGACCTGGTATAATCCACATCCTCGTATATAACGGTTCTTTCTCCGTCTCAATGTCTAATGTTAATTGTGTTACATCACCAAACCCATAAGAGTTAATCTGTTCATGTGCTCTTGCAATCTCTTTTAAATCATCCAATATTAATTTGTAATTAACTTCATTCACCGATGTTGGTAATGTTAATCCTGATATTGGTAATACACAAGTATTGTAGTCAAACGGTTGTTCTATTGTTATATTCAATGTCCATCCACCGAGTAAGGTCTCATATCTTTCCAAGAATGGTTCAACAGGACTATTCCATAATGGTTCATAATCTATACTGAACCCTCCAAAATCTTTTGTATATGATTGATATAATATGGTCCATACGTCTTTAACTGTTTCCAATGTGTCGGACATAACATCTTCCTGATTAGATAGGTCTGCGTTGATAATATCACATATTATAATAGAGAAATTATAGTCCAATCTATTCTGTGCTAATACAGTTTGACCTGGTACCACATACATTTTCATATATACAGGTTCCTGTTTGGTCTCTATATCCATTGTAAGTTGGGTAATATCACCATAACCAAAAGAATTAATCTGTGGGTTATAATAAGCTATACCACTTAAATCCTGAATAATCTGTTTGTAGTTGACCATATAAGTAAATATAAAAAAACGAAAAGCGTATTATGAATTATTTGATTGTTTCATAATTCTTTCTTTCTCTTCATCGTAGTTTATCAAAAAGGATAGTTGGTTTAGAACTTCAACCACATTGGACTCATATACTATTTTGTGTTTTGTATAATCATTTCCAGATAGTTTATTGACGACAATGAACCATCCGTAGACTTTCTGAAAAGACCTTTCATTATCATCTTCCTCAAGGACCATACGAGCTTTATCTTCGTCCATATTGATAATGTCTTGATCAAAGACAGCTGGAAATAACCTGAATATCTCTTTGCGTAGTTGATAAAAAAAAACTGTGCTGAAATGATATAGTTACAGTTGAGTTTGTTTTTGAATAGTTCTGCCCGTTTCTGCATGGACTTAATATCATATTTCTCAATATCAAAATCGTGGTCTGACCTTTCTTCTGTGATTTGTCTATACATTATTGCACACAATATGTGTAACATATCTAATAACTCATCACTCTTTTTTGTACTGATTGTATCAAGGTCCATAAATTCAGCAAAGGTTAGGTCTCTCCAATTAGGAAAGAACCCATAATTTACACCATCTAAAGTAAATCTATCCTTGAACTTGGGTGTCTTTAATGGTAATAAGTTCAATATCTCTAACGCCAAGTAATGTACTTCTTGATAATCTGCTTCCATAACTTCATCAAATGGTACATCACATATCAAGTTAAGTAGTTTAGCAGCAAAATAATCTTCAGTAAATAAATCTTTTATCTTATATATCTTTATATATTGTCCTATCGTTATGTGTTCAGGGAGTTTGTACTCCTTATCGTTCAATTTAAATTTTATCATTTTCTTCCCCATTTTTTATCTTTATTACTAATCTTGTAGTTACATCCACACGATTTAGTATTATTATTTTGAACGTTATTTATTATAATCATTTTCTCATTACCACACTCACATTGAAATAAACCTGTCTTATAATAACTATTACCTGATTTAATAAAACCAGTTCGTTTGATTAGTGTTAGTTTGTTTGTTTTATCTCCTATATTCATATATATAATATACACTTTTTTTTAGATAAATGAAATTGAATATTTACCTGTTGATTTAGTATTACTCACTTCAAATAACATCTTCATCATAACAGCATCACTTATATCGGGTGATGTTCCCAATATCTTTTTCATTTCATCCTTACTATGAACACCAATCTTATTGTCCTTATCTGTGTCTTTTAATCTTACAGATAATAGTTCTTGTGTTAATGTGTCTATTGTATTAGGGTCCATTATATTAATACTAATCTTTCCCTCCTTAAACATCTCGCTCAACTTAATGTAGCACTGACTTTTAAGGTTGGTATAGTTTTGTTTATGTAATGGACTTGCATTGTTTATAAAGTTCTTTCCTCTAATCTGGTCCGCAACTCCACCACCAACGCCATCTGAATCCACAACTATATTGGATGGATGTACCCCGTATTTCTGTATTAGACCCTTTATTTCTTCACTCAAATCTGTTGTTGATAGTTTGGTATAGGTAAGTATTTCGGTGATGACGTTCCCCACCCATATCACCACTACGGACCTATCACTACCAAACCTTGCTACGTCCACACTCATAAACTTCTTATCATCTACATTTGGTGCTGACTTGAACACACTTGAACTGATATTATCAAAATCAAATAAACTATCTTCTTCCGTCTCGTAGTTCCAATCACCAAGGTATAAACGTTTCATTTGTTTTGGTGGTAGGTTCTTTAATATATCCAAATATTCTGCTGGTAACCACTTGTTGTCTGTCGGTAACGCCTGTATGAATATTTTAGTTGGTTCTAATGTTCCTTGTACATGTGGTATATAAAATTCTTGTTTCAACCAAGATTGAGAT